TTATGAAGACTTAAAAGGGCCAGGTAGCCTTCTAAAGTTGTTCGAACAAGTAGCAGACATCTACAACGACAAGCATGAGTACATGGCTTGGAAGTCACCTGTGACTAACTTTCCTGTTGTTCAAAATTATCGTCAACCCAGCAGTAACCGAACTTGGCTATCTTATGGAGATACTCGTTTCCATGTAGTAGTTGAAAATTGGGAAGAGTCTACTTTAGACAAAGATTCCCAAAAACTAGGTGCTTCTCCAAATATTGTTCACAGTCTTGATGCTGTGCACATGTCTATGGTAGTGCATGCTGCAGACTTTGATGTAGCAGCTATTCATGACTCTTGGGGTTGTACTGCTGGTAACATGAGTAAGCTTTTTCCTCTTATCAGGGAAAAGTTTGTTGAATTGTATAAACAAGATCCACTAAAGCACATCCTTAAACAACTTGGTTGTGAGTCGATGATGCCTAAACGTGGTAATCTTGATATTACAAAAGTACTTGAATCTGATTTTTGCTTTTGTTAAGGAGAAAAAAATGTTTACAAAAGAAATGGGCCTTGAAGAAAAAATCTTAATTACGCTTGACTCTATTTTAGGTGTTCAAGAAGATGAAGATGGTAGTATTTATGTCGTATTTGAACCTGAAGAGGTAAAAGAGCTTTATGAGCTTTATAGTGAACTAATTGTTGAATATGAAGACAATGATAGTGACGATTGACCTCTTAGCTATAAAGCAGAAATGCTAACTGTCTAAAAATTGTATAAAAATAAGAAAAGGAAATGTCTAATGGCTATTATTAACAACGTTGAAATTCATTGGGTTAAGTGCGATCCTGCTCGTCCTGAACGCTATCAAGGCAAGGGTCCAGCTAAGTTCTCTGTACAACTTCGTGTCAAGGATAAGAAAACAAAAGAGTCTCTTGAAAAAGACTACGGTTTTAAATTCTCACCTATGGAAGATAAAGATGGTAAACTAGTTTATAAGACTAGCATTTCTCGCTATGCTTATGGCTCAGGTCCAGATGGTAACGAAGATACTACAAAACCAAATAAACCAGTCAACGTTATTCTCGCTGACGGTACACCTCTAGATCCAAACACTGTAGGTAATGGTTCTATTGCAAACGTCAGCTTTTATGTTAAAGAAGATAAATCTGGTCGTACTCTAAAAGGTATTCAGGTTATGAAACTCTTTAAATTCGAAGCTCGTGGTGACGAAGATGAATTTGAGCTAACAGATGAGTTTGAAGTTATTGATCCTGCTGGTAACAACGCTGAAAACGATCCCTACTAATGAAAAGATATCATTATTGTGCCAATGAAGGTTGCAATAATGAAACAGTAAACCCTAGACTTAGTAATAAAGGTTATTATATTCATTACCGTTATTGTAGTGTTTGTAATAACCTTCGTACTAATTATGGTATAACAAAACCTGAAAAGGATGCTATTGTTTTAAAACAAAATAATAAATGTCCTATTTGTGATAATCAACTTGAAGAAAGTAAATTAACTACTAAAGGAAACTCTAATAAAAGAGAAGGTGTAGTTGATCATTGTCATAGCACAGGTAAAGTTAGAGGGGTATTGTGTTCTAAATGTAATCGAGGTCTAGGTTTGTTTGAAGACAATCTAGATAATCTACAACGTGCAATAGAATATATAAGGAAAAATAAATGACAGTCTACTTGGCTGGAAGCATTGAAGGAATTCCTTTTGAAGAAGCTACTAAATGGCGGGAAACTGCCACTAGCTTCTTCCATGGACATAGAATTCATACACTAGATCCTACTCGTCGTAAAAAGTTTCATGATCAACCTTATAGTTCTAATTTAGCTAAAAAAATTGTTAGAATGGATCTTAATGACATTTGCACTTCAGATGTTGTTCTTATGAATCTTAAAGATAGAGGTAAAGGAAAAGCTTGGGGTACTATTTGTGAATTAATTTTGGCCTATCAAGAAGGTAAAACAATCATAGTAATTTTAGAAGAGAATTTTAAACACCCATTTATTGATGTTTACTCAACAGAAATTCATCATACACTGGAAGAAGCATTGGAAGCAACTTTAGCTTACTACAGGTAACTATGAAACTTAAACGAAGAAATTCTAAATGGGAATTTAGTATCCATGCAGATCCAGAGAAGGGACCTAATAGAGTTACCTTTGATCCTGCAGAAGCAGAAAGATACTTTAAAAAGATTTTAAAAAGAAGTCTTAAATTAGAAGATCCTATTGTAAAAGTAGTGCATCTTCCTACAAAACTCCTTTGGGAAACAGATGATCCAAAAGAGTTAAATCACTTCATCAATGTCTTAGTTCACAAAGTAGGTTTAGTCAACAATGACAGACGCAATTAACCCTAAACACTATCAAGGAGTTCTTGTAATTCCTGCGCATCGAGTTCCTTCTCATACAGATAAAGACGGAAACATTAGTCTCCAATACATTGAAGTAATGGAGTATTTAATGACTGAAGAAGAGTTCCAAGGTCATCTAAAAGGTCAAGCTTGGAAATATATGTTACGACTAGGTAATAAAGACGATCCAGTTCAAGAACTAGGTAAATCAGCTTGGTATGTAGACTACTTCAAAAACTTTCTTAAGCGGAAAACACAATGAGCTTTCTAAGAACAGTAAATAATCTTTGTGAAGAAAAACTCAAAGAGCTAGCGTTAACTGAAAAGCAGTTTAGCGAAACTATTCTTTGTACTTCTTTTATTGCAGGAGGAGCTATTCTTTCTGTTTCTAAACAAGAAAAAATTAAAGATTACGACCTGTTTATGACAACTCCAGCAGCTGCTCTTAAGCTGTTTAATATTCTAATAAAAAGAATCCCTGATGGAGATTCTCTTACACTAACTGTTGAACAAGATAACATTAATCCAAATTTGCATAGAGGTTATCTCTTTCTAAATAATGCCTTTCGTGAGGATACTTTAGAAAAAGCAATTGATAGGTTTAATGAAAATTGTAAAAAGTATAAAATTAAAAGTCATAAAGTTTATCCTACTTATCTATCTAAAAATGCATTAACACTAAGTAATGGTGTCCAGTTAATCTTTAGGTTTATCGGTGAGCCTAAAGAAGTTTTTAGCACCTTCGACTATGAGCATTGTAAAATTTACTGGCGTCCAAACCCACTAGGTTTACTGCTAGGCTCAGTACATTATGAAGGTCGTAGTCAAGAGTCTATTGCTAAAAATGAGTTGATCTACACTGGAAATACTCGCTTTGTTCTATCAGCAATTAGTCGACTAAATAAATTTATTAAACGAGGTTGGGGTATTAGCCCTTCTTCGCTGTTGTCTTTAGCCTTGTCGGTAAACAAAGTAGATTGGTCTAGTCGAGAAGCCTTAGAAGAAGAACTTCTAGGTATCTATGGTATTGAAAATCAAACATTAAAGACAATTCTTAATCTCTGCTCTAAAGAAGGCAAAGTAGATTTAGATAAGGTTGTCCAAGTACTCGGAGAAGTATAATAAAATGCTAGAAAAATTTGTCGTTGTTCGTGAACGTGATAACTATAAGGGCGGTGCAGGTTATAGTGGTCCTCTCCTACGTGAGCTAGGGTTTCCAGAGGGTCCTTATATTCAAGGTACCGCTAAGATTCTTGTTAACCAACTTCGTTCTATCAGCTCAGAAAAGTTTAAGATTGTAGATTATGTTGCCAAATAAGCAAGTAGTATTTGACCTCGAAACCGATGGGTTACTACACGAGGCAACTACTATTTGGATTTTTGTAGCTGAAGATCTTAGTACAGGTGAACAAACCGTTTTCTCGGATCATGACAAAGAAGCTAAACCCTTAAAAGACTTACCTAAATTTCTAGATGAATGCAGACTATTATCTGGTCATAACATTCTTATGTATGATATGCTGATTCTAGAAAAACTTCTTGGTTGGAAACCTAAGAAGCATCACAAGCTTGTAGATACTATGATTATGTCCCAAGTCCTTAACTATAAACGTTTTGGATTTGGGCATAGTCTCAAAGCTTGGGGTGAGTTTTTTAAATATCCTAAGGTAGAGCATGAAGACTGGTCACAATACAGTGCTGAAATGCGTAATCGTTGTGTAGTAGACGTTCAGTTAAACGTTAAAGTTTACAACTATCTTGTAGAGGAGCTTAACTCTAGGAAAAACAAAGACTCTTTAAAGTTAGGTATTAAAGTAGAGCATGGCGTTTCTCGCTTTGTAGGTCGTTCTATTCTTCATGGCTGGCCTTTTGATGTTGAAAAAGCACAACAGGTTAAACAACAACTTGAAGATGAAATGGCTAAAATTGAAAACCATATTAACCCTAAATTAAAGCTTAAAGTAGCTCAGTTAGATCGTGATCCTGAGTTTAAATCTCCTGCTTGGGTTAAAAATGGAAACTATGCAGTAAGAACTGCTGGTTGGTTTGAAATTGAACCTACAAGGGGTCAAGAAGAAGATCGACCAATTTGGGGTGATTACTGTAGAGTTGAAGTAGTTCATCCTGATATTGGTTCTATGGAGTCAGTAAAAGCTCTTCTCTATGAACTAGGTTGGGAACCTGATGAATGGAACTATGTTAAAGATGCTAAAGGTAATCCTGTAAAATCTAGTCCTAAGTTAACTGAAGCTTCTCTAGAACCTCTAGGCGAGGTTGGTGCTATGATTAACAAGTTTTATACTTTAAGATCAAGGCATTCAATTCTTAAAACTTGGTTAGAAGAGAATCTAACTAATGAAAGTAGAATTCATGGAGATTGCTTTGTTATTGGTACACCAACAGCACGTAGTCGTCATGGCGTAATTGCTAATATTCCTAGTGCTGATGCTTTATTTGGTCCTGAGATTAGAAGTCTATTTTCTAGCCCTCAAGGCTATGTTATTGTAGGTGCTGACTCTAAGGGTAACCAAAACAGAGCTTTAGCACATTATCTTGACAATAAAGAGTATACAGAAGCTATTTG